TAAACTGAGGATACTCATGAAATCCAATAAAGAAATCCATAGTAGCTGTATCTACTCCATCTACACAATGACGTACCCAAACTTTATCTCCACCACAATACCGACGGGGCATCATAAAGTCCATTACAGTAAAAGCCGCCCCACGAAAAGGAATAAAGGGGGGAAGATCCGTATACTGCTGGGCAGCCAATGCTTCTGCAAAAGTTCCTCTACCATAAACAATTTGCACTTTATGTAGTACAAGATCCGCAGTAGCTTGAACATCTACCACCACTATTCGATGTAAATCAAATTTAACTCCATCTGAAGTTACAGGGAGATCATTCCATCCTATGACACACACAGGATTTCCCCAACCAAGAATATAATCCCCTTGTGTACCATCCCCTGCATCAGTCTGAAAAGGAGCCATTGTATTAATTTGACCACAATCGTTTTCAAGACTTCTTGTTTCATGTTCTCCAAACCAAAACTCTCGATTGTGTATATGCTTTTCAATCTCATGAACTTTATAAGCCAAAGATTTTTCAGTCCCAAGGAGACCCAAAACAGAGGCATTATCAATCTGTTGGGTATAAGTCTCAATTGTTCTTTGTTCTGGAGCATCTTTAAGAGTTGTCATAATTATATCCCTCTCCGTGAAGGTTTAGCACATTCAATCCTACCTGTGCAAGCGCCCGATGTATATTCCCCAGTCTTAAAACCAAAACGATATTGAACATTTTCACCCGGTTCAATACCAAATGTCTCTATATTAGCAGTATGACTGTCCACATCTCTCCAAGTAGTACCTTCGTCAAAGCTTCTCTGCAACGTAACTGTGCCCACCCAAGTTCCTGATAGAGAGTAGTTAAAATAACCAGCAATGTTGACAAGTGACTTTGAAAATGTATTAGCCGCTGACAGAGTGTTTGTTACTTGATTTATCTTTGCCATTATTATTTCTCCTCACTTTTTTTCTTGGAGGGCTCCCCTCCTGCTTTTTTCTTTGACGGTTCTCCTTCTGCCTTCTCCTGTATCGATTCCGCATCTGAAGTATAAACGAGTGCGGGATATTTTTGATCTTCGGTGGCTTTTCGGAGTCTTTCTCTTCCATAAGATTCCACTCCCAACTTTCTGGCTATTGTCTTCTTTGACACGCCGAGAGTTTCAGAAATAGGACCATGTTTAACACCCAACATTCCTTTTGATCTTGCGGCATAATCAGTAATTTCAGAATCTGGGTAAGAAATATCAATGAGTTGTTCCGGTCTTTTCATTACATCTTTAAAAATAGCATCATGTTGGTAATGAGTTTCCATCATTTCTGTCAATTCATTCTTAATCTTTTTCTCGGTCACTTTAAAACCAACAACTTCTTTAGTGGGAATTCGTTTGGGGAGGGTTCCAAGTACAGTATGGAAGAAAAGTATAGCACTCCAGAAATCGTATTTTGCCCATCTATCATACCAAGCAATTTCATCAGAGGTTCTATCGCTCATTGGACCTCTTGACGCTTTAATCGAAGCAAAAGTGCCTTTAGCACTACCTGTGGCTACATCGGCAGGCTCATTCATTCCACTTGTGATCATTTCCTTAATATCTGAATCCTGATCAGTAATGGAAGCAAGTTGAGGATTAACACATTCGACCGTCATTCCGGGGGGTAAAACAAGCGTTCCACCGGGTGTTTTCTTCTGCATTATTCCCGTTTTTCTCTTCTCCTCATCACTTAATGACAGCCAAATCTTATAGGAACGTGCATCTTCTATCTTAAACACCCATAAATAAGCACCAGATGACTTTTTATGGTCAATTTCGTACTTTTTAAGATTTTCATAGTGATTTAGCCACTCTAACGTAGTTCTAAGGTACGATATAGCTCTCTTTGTGACTAAGCCTCTATTCCAACTAACGATAAATCGATTATACCCTTTAAAGGGTCTGAAAGCATATTTTCCACTTCTGGAGTTTCCTTGAAGACTTCGATTATACCCTTTAGAAGGATGTTCCTTTGCTACAGCTATTAATTCAGGGTATCTGGCAATGAAGATACTTGGTACTTGTTCTTGGAGCATTTCTCCCGGCCAGATTGACTGACGCTTAATATTGTAAAACAATGGCATGATTGTTTTTCGAGGATGAAAGATAATCCCACTACCATCACCACCAGAATCAACGATAGTGCTTGGATCAATAAAATCAACTTCAACAAATACTTCGGGAGGAGGGTGCACTGTTAAAGAAAGATGTAACTCTCCTTCAACATGTGATCGGCCCACATACTTCGGCATCAAATCATATAGTCTGTTTCTATGATCAAGTTCCGTGTCTTCAATAATTTGTTGGATTTGTTCATTCTCGGAAGTAACTTCAAACCCCCAACCAGTAAGTCTACCCATCGTCCCACGAATAGCTGTATTGACATATGGATTACGTTGGTATTTAGACCAACATTGATTTTGCAGGACCTCTCTGGTTAGATTGGGGTCGTCTTTATCACCGGACGAAAAAAGGGGAAAGCCATCAGAGTCACGATAACCAGTTGAATGATCATCATATTGCCAGGGCACGGAAAACTGTAATCTCTGGAGTACCCCATCTGGCATATCTTGTATAAATTGTTCAATATTTAGGTCATCTTTCATTCCTTGCTCTCTAATTAGCTCTAATTTTAAGAAGGTTCATTTTGAGGATACAATATATATTGTATGCTTGTCAAGTGTTTTTTCAATATGTTGTATTTTACCTATAAGAAGCAATTAACGTCCTATTAGCACTAAATTCACCAAAACTTATTTGCTTGTGTCTGATCCTAAAATTATCAACTCCTAAATTACGTCCACCATATATACACCAGGCTGCCGCAAACATCGCATCATCCTGAATTCCATGCTTCTGACTTTTCTCTGGACTACCAAACCATTTCTTATCAGCATCATGATTAAAGACTGGCATTTCTTCTCTAAGGACATCCGACTTTTTACTTCCACTAACCGCAAGAGCAGGACACTTAAAACGACCTTCTTTAACAGTTATCAAGATTTCTTTGAAACCTTCTTTCTGGCGATCATAAGTTGGGAATATTGGTTCAAAAGCAATATCTCTATCTTCACACCACTTACTTGCATCCCACGCACCAAATCGCTCACTACAAAATGTATCTACTCCCATAAACTCCTCATGTGCCATATCCACTTCATCTTTAACTGAATCAAGACTATGGTCAAGCATGTTCTTCAAATGGAGAACAAAGTGAATATATTTAGGTGAGGACTGCCCAAGTAGAGTAAGGTGTGGATTAGACCGAGAACCCGGCAAACCCTTAGCGATTATGACAAGTATGGTTCTGGCGGATGATCGAACAGAATAAGGATCACCAAAGTCCGTCCCTGCTAATATTGACCAATCAGTATCAAACATGTCACCTAATTTTATCAAGTCATCTATTGTTGCCATCTGAACTGCATTGTATCTGTCCTTCAATCTATATATACTGTCAACAGGATTTAATCTGTGGTATATTTGTTCAATCTTATTCTGTGTCTCCTCAACCCCATCACCAAATCCCTTAGCACCTACTTCCGCAATAACTTCCATCATGTGGTTCTTTCGTGCAATCTCTGGTCTCATCTTTTCCGTATTTAACATTCCTCCATCTATTCCTATATATCCTGTCTCCTCTACCATCTCATCAGTAAAAACTTGTTTTGCACCAGCACTCCACATATTTTGAAAATATCGCTCATACTCTCCAAATGGAAAGTTAACCTCATAATCATTTAACTGGGCTTTATCCATATTAGGATTCCAAAAGTCATTAGGATCTGAAGTCTTGGAATTCCTATAGGAGAAATGAAGGAGACTTGTTTTCTTTTGCATGAAGTTATCATACAGCTTAAAAAGAATATGCTGTTTACTGGAGACAGTCGAATCAATGACACCTAAAGCATTTGGTATATTACGAATGGAACCATGTAATTGTGTATAAAACTTGGGGTTCTTCATATCAAAGATTTCTGAAAAGGTGTACCCCGTAATATTTGAGACAATACCAGAAAAAGACGAAATTGATCGAAGCAAGGATTGGATTCTACCTTTAGTATCTTTTATCCTAATCTCTTTTTCAAGTATGTTTCTTTCTCCACCAACATACTCAAACAATTGAGGACTATGGCGAATGATGTCCCTCATAATATCAAAATGAACAAACTTAACCTGGTCCTTGGAATTAGCACCTAACATAATCTGCTGTCTCGGCCAATTAAAAAACTTCCATAATTGAATCAAACAAGCTAAGAGAGACTTTCCCTCGCCTCGCATCCAGCATAGCACTATCTGTCTATGCTTAAACCTGCCCCCCTTCATCTGCAAAGCTACTTCAAGTATCTTCTTTTGTTCTTCCCACATAGTTTTGTAGGACTTGCCGGTATTGGGGTTGGGTGTATCAGGGAGGTATTTGATGGCCGTCCAAGTTGCAATATCTTCCCCCTCAGGATAAATTGGGACAAAAACTTTATCCTCAACCCATTTTGCCATTCCCTCTCCACCCTCTCTATATCCCGTATTGTCAAATTCAAATGATTCTTCCTCTGCTTCGGATTGGGGTTTAAGTTTCTCCTCTATCTCAGGAGCCTCTTCGAGTATCACGCCTCTTCGTAGTTTTAATTTTACCATGATGTTGTCCAAGTATTTGTTGTGGCTGTGAAAGTAAAACTCCTATGAAAACTAAAAACAACTGGTGGAGGTCTGTGGGGGACTGCTTCAAGTTTACAGAGCAGGTCACATATATCATTAATCTCTTTCATCCTTTCACCATCTCCTCCTTTATCTGGATGATGTTTCAAAGCGAGCAATCTTCTTTGTTGCCTCACTAACTCCTTAAACTCCTCAATATGCTTTTTAAGAACATTGACTGCACGATCCTTCCCTAAGAAGCTAAGGCACTCTGGTGGAAGATCAATGGCTTTTACCAAGCTCACTAAATCTAATGGTTTATTCCTCATAATGTTCCTACTCTTTCAATAATCATTTCACATTTATCTTTTGGCAGTTTTATCTCATCTGGATACCAATCATCTAATTTTCTCGGTACTTCCTTATAAGAGAGTTTGTTCCTCTTTCGATGTCTTGGATCTAAATAAATCTTATCTCTCATATAAGGCAAGATGTTCTTCACCTTAATTGTGTCTCCCATAATAGAAAGCACCCACATCAGTCTTTCGTGATCACCAGGGCGGCGTTCCTCTATACCTGCAAACTCAAGCCATTGACAAAAATGAATCCACATATCTAATAATAGTCTGGTTTGAGGTGTGGGTCTAATCGCTAAACAAGAAACAAGCCAAGGAGTAAAATATATTCTGTTACGTGGTATCTGGTGAGGAATAAGACCTATGTCCCAATCCCCTTCTGGTAAGTCAAAAGGTTCAAGCAAACGACAATCAGCATCAATCCATACCAAAGTCTGGTTATGGGCTTGTAGCATCTCCCTCATATACAAAGGTTTAAACAAAACTGCTCCATACCAATTAGGCTGGTTAGCAGGCCCTAGGATACGCAAGGAGTTGGCTATCTTGAATTCTTGGCATTGGCGGTATATTCTGGCAATACCATTCCTATACATACTGGGGAAATATGTACCAAAAGAGATTACTCGATAATCCTTCATTTCCTTATAATCCAAGATTGTTTACCAATTGTAAGTTCTAACCCTAACTCTTCCACAAACTCATTAACTGCTCTTCCAACATCCTTGTGATTATAATCATGACCACTAAAGATACCTCCTGGCTTAACCTTCTTCCAATATTCTCTTACATCAAATCTCACATACTCATACTTGTGATTGCCGTCAACCCAAATAAGATCACACATTGGAATGAGGGATAAAGCCTCCCTTGACTTCATTTTCAAAACTGTTACTCTCTGCTGTCCGAACTCTGCCAATCTCTCCATGGCTCGCTCATAACTATCCTCAAAAACATATTCATCGTACCCATCATAGTTACTCCAGGGATCAATAGTATAAACGATGGCTCCTGCTCTGGCTAAGGTTGTGGTTATGAATCCTTCCCTGCATCCTATCTCACAAACAATATCTCCTGGTTTAATAAAAGACAGAATATCCTCAACATATGGGGATGTGAGGAGTTCCCTCTGAATATTCCTTTTCCGGTTCGCTTTATCAATATGATAAGGATCGTGATTTCTCATTATAGGTTCCTTACTTTCTTAGGTTGAGGAGGGTCTCTTTCCTATGCCTTTCTTTCATCTGTTCCTCGGTCTTCAGCTTACCTGCTGCCATAGCCTCATAATAAGAACCAGGTTCAGAAAAGTCCTGCGCAGGAATCATGCTTACATCTCCGGATGTGGGGGGCAAGAGTTTTCCTATTGCCTTCCTTTTATGTGGACCTGATAATTGTAGGGACACCCACATGGCTTCAATACTTTTGATTGTCTCCCTAATCTCCTTATAAATAGGGTTAGCCTTAGTGACTCCTCTGTCCGAGGTTGTTACCGCACGCCGTACGCCGAGTTCGTGAATCTTCAACTTTATTAACATTCGGTACAACGGCATTAGGTGCATACCTAACCTATAGAAGTCATCCTCGGATAAGAGGGAAGCAAAGTTATTAAATATCACTTCGGCTGTACCTCTAAGGTATTGGGTAGTGACACCACACTTAATTATTCTCTCCGAGGAAGACTTGGCAAAGTCACATAAAGGGAGAGCCGGGCATGTTATACCTAGATAGGGTGGTTCAAGAGTCGGGTCGGGTGGAATCGGGCAAGTAGGTACTACGTCCCACGAAAAGAGCTTGGCTTCTTCGAGCAGGCCCCTTCGGGAGGTAATATTGCCAAATCGTACATTGTAGGTTCCTGGTAATATCTGATCTTGTGGTGCTCTCATTAAGTTAGTCCTTATTTTGTAGTTATTATTCCGTAAACATAGCGCACTCCTGTTATTTCTGTCAAGCTTTATCTTTGATTGCGGGAATTAGTGCTGTATTATTAGGGACTTGCAAATGTAAAATAAATAAGACAGTATCCGGGGGGCCGTCGATTTCCTCCTACAGGGGTAAAATTTTACGGTGGGTACCCCGTAGTCAAAAACAAATTGTCTGCCTCAGGATTTTCCGAGGGGCACCTTGGTTTTTCCTGTGGAAGCAACGACTGATAATAATTATTATGTAAACTATACCCCCTCCACATGCTGAATACCATTCATTATATATGGGTGGATTATATTATAA